ATGAGACATTGGGCCAGAAATCTACCCGCATTCGGAAGGTCAATATTGGTAGACAGTATCGAGAACCGATACGATGAGATAGCAAAAATCAACAAGCGAAAAGAGCAATTGGAGATGGAGATTAAAGCCTTCGAATCTGAATTGTACTTAGAACAAATAAATCCTTATTGGCCTCAGGATGAAATAAAAGCCGCAAAAGAAAAGGGCAATCAATAATCAAAACTATAACAATGACCAACAGAGAAATCGAACTCGCAAAACTACGTCGCGCTCATATCGAGGCACAGAATGCAGATCTACGTCGCGATAACGGTACCAGCCGTGCATTGATTGAAAAGAGCTACAACGATCACATGACTCTTTCCAAGCGTGAGAGGAATGCCATCCTCGCTAATGAGAATACGCTGATCAAGAATCAGGAAGAGTACAACAAACTCGGCGATCAGATCGCCAAGCATCAGAAGTCAATTACCTCACATTCATAAACTGTACTCTATGCCTAGCAACAGACTTGTCAAATGCACTACCTGCAAAGGAACCGGAGAAGATCCCGACTATCCTAAAGCACCATACAGCAAGCCGTGTACGGACTGCAATGGATCGGGCACGATAGAATCAGAAATTAATCTGACGGTCCATGTAGAGACACATCCACAGGATGAACACAGCTACTATCGGAGACACCGACATGATGTATATATAACCGTGACCACACAGGGGAGTTGCGCTGTGAAAGCGTGTCGTTCTTTTTCGGTGAGATCTATAGCGGACTGCTATGGTTAAGCCCAGAATCTTAACACTCATCCCTCCCCTGTTTGGTGACTAGTTGCCCTGGTAAAGCAACAAGGTAAGTGGACCGCCTAAGCGTCCACACCTTTTAGATTTTCCTTTCATCACTATAAAAATCAAACGTCATGCCTAAAAAGTCAAGCGACAAAAAACAAGGAGTTGAGCCACAGAGTGAGCTCAATGACCTGCTCAAAAAAACTAGCACTACCAGCAAAGATGTTGTAGCGCCTGTGATCAGTGAGCCGGTGCTATTAAGTACCGTAGAGCGTTTCAAGGATGGAGATCCACGAAACGAAGAGCAGCCGGAAACGGCTACCCGCTACGAAGAGCTCCAGCTGATCCATATCAAACTGTCTCCTACTAACCCGCGCAAAACCTACGACTCCAAAGACACGGAAGAGCTAGCTGAGTCTATCAAGTCTGAGGGAGTCATACAGCCCGTACTCGTGCGTCCCCATGGCAAGCCGGGTAAGTATCAACTCGTATTCGGTGAGCGCCGATACAAAGCCTCACAGCTCGCAGGAAAGACAGCGATCCCCGCGCTGATCAGAGTACTCACCGACGAGCAGGTCCTGAATATGCAGATCACTGAGAACCTCCAGCGCAAAGATGTACGGCCCATCGAAGAGGCTGTATCATACAAGCTGCTCATGGATATGAAGGGATGGACCGTCACGGAGCTGGCTCACCGTCTCGGCAAGACACCAATATTCATAGCTGGCCGTCTCAAGCTGAATGATCTGATAGAAGAATATCAGAAGGCCATGTATGAAGAGCGCCTGACCATCGTCGATGCACTCAAGGTCTGCAAACTCACATCTGATGATCAGCGTGACTTATATGTCACACAGGAGTTCGAAGAGGGATTTATCCAACTCTACCCTTATCACCTCAGCAGATACATGTACGACCTCACCAATGCGCCCTTTGATATCACAGATGATACGCTACTGGCAGATATAGGAATCAAAGCATGTACTACATGCCAGTTCAATACTGCATGTGCCAATCTGCTATTTGCTGAAGATGACGGCAAAGCTCGGTGTACATATACCGGATGCTTTAAAAACAAGTCAAATGCTTGGTTTGATCGTGAACTCACCAAAGCAAAAGAGGATCCTGCTATCGTACTCGTTTCTAATACGTACTCATCCAAGATAGCTGATGAAATCATGAAGGATGGCAATAAAGTCTACAACCTGGATGAGTTTGAAGAAATAGAACACCCAGGTGAATTTGAGTCATATTCAGAGGAAGGAACTGAAGAATATGGAGAGGATCTACAGGAGTGGCAGGAAGACATTGATGAGCATGCAAAAGAGATCCTGACAGCTACGAAAGCATTTGTCGTCGATGGTCAGGATGTCGGCAAATATATCTATGTAAAACTCGAATCTGAATCATCTGCTGCTAAAGGTAGCTCCGAAGAAGAGGTGAAAGCTAGTCAGATCAAAACTGAGATAGCCCGTATCGAGGACAAAGAGAAACGTCAGCAGGATCTCGACTGGATGAAAGTACTGCCTGATGCATACAAGTGGTTTGATGACTCCAAGACGCATAACAACAATCCTGTTAGCCTCACTATCATCGAACTGGCCGCGGTCATCACTAAGCTCAATAGCAGCCTCTATTCATGGGATATATCAAAGAGCCTGAAAGCGCCCGATTCGATCATGCACAATGATCTCAAATTCTATCACTGGCTCAAGACAAAGCCGGAAGAATTCCTTCACAAAGCCCTCAACATGGTTTTGCGCTATGAGCTGATACAACTGATCAGACCGACAGCAGAGCACACACCGGTGAAGAACTATGATGCAGCTGCGCTGATCGATCAGGCTAATGCATACTTCCCTGAGAAGACAAAGGAGCTGATCAAAGCCCTCGATGACAAGAAGGAGAAGCGTAACAAGAAACTCACTCCACGCCTCACCGAGCTGCGCGATGAGCTGAAACTACTCGAAGGTACCGGCCTCGATAAGGCGATCAAGAAGGCTGGTGGCAAAAAGGTGGTCAAAACTGTCACTGACAAATCTAATATATGAGCAGATATTTGGAATTAGCTAAAAAGCTTAAAACCCTGTCAGACCAAGCCAAAAGCGAAGGTGAGCGCAAAAATGCTTCAGCATTATTATCAAAAATAATGCTGAAGCATAACATAAGCATTGATCAGGTAAACGAAGATGAGAATCTACAGGAGTACGTTTTTGATATCAAGGCTGCAAAGAATAGAAAGCTATTCGTACAGGTCTGCTGTGCACTGTTTGACAGGGATGTAATAATCTACACCTGTCATTCACCTAGAAAAATGCGTGTAGTCCTCAATATGGCGCAAAAGCTAGAGCTGGAAGTTTCCTTTGAAGTATATCTGCGCGCTCACAGTAAGCAACTAAAGCAAATGCAAAAGGATTTTTACCAAGCATTTCTTATTGCCAATCATCTCTTCCCTAAGACTCCCAATCCTACAGCTATAGGCAAAGAGACACCGCTGACGCTAGAGGAAAAGCAAGAGCTACGTCGGCAATTCTCAATGGCTAAAGGTTTGGAAAAAACAGTAGTCCATAAAAGCTTAACCACAGGATAGATCCATTCAGTCACCATACCAAAGCATCACCAATGCAACCATTTCTCAAATACCTTCAGGAAAATCTCCCTCCGGAGAGCCAGTGGATTCTATTCACTGGCTTAAACTTCCATTCTGAGTTAAATATCTATCGTGCTCTCCTGCAGCTGGAGGAGGATATCCTTCGCCCACTGCACAAAAAAAACGGCGCAGCGGATCCCACATACATCTTCATGATGTCGATCAAGGATATGCTGTACCAAGCTGCCGAGTCCATCGCAGTGATAGAGCATCTGAAATTGAAGTACCAATACGAGTACGAGCAATCAGAGTTCTTCAAAGATCGCTCAGCGAAACTTCAGCAGCTCCTTACGCGATTTGAACTACTTGAAGATATCCCGGATACCGAATATCTGCAGATGGTCATGACTAGACTGCGTAAGTCAGCCAGAGAGAATAGAACCCATTTTGAAAAACAAGTGAAGGAGGAGAAGAACAAATGAGCTTAGACCTGGACGGAATTAATATATCAAAGCGCACGGAGAGCACAGAGCTGATCCCGACAGACTTCATTGCCAATCTACCTGATGCATACGAAGAGTGCTATGAGGATCCTACTGCACTGGCTGACACAGTTACCCGCCTTTGTGATATGATATCACGAGAGATCAATCCATTCCGGAGACAGCTCCTGATTGATGCACTGGCAGATACTTTCAAGCGGAAAAAGGTCGATATCAAAAAGCACGTCGACGCGCTGATCAGAGTGAGGGAGAAAGAAGCGAAGCAGGTCAGCAAAAAGGAAGAAGACTCCAACACTGACCTCGGAACTGTCTGGTACAAGGGTGATAACTCTATTTGGATCCGCACTAAGACAGGATGGGATATCGTGGCCAGCAACTTCCATATCTACATCATGTACGTCGCGGAGGACGAAAATGAAAACCTGACCTGGGTACTACGACTGGAGCATGAGAGCGGGGAGAATATCTATCTGGAGGTGCTGCACGATGACTTCAACTCACCGTCCCGTTTGGCAAAGATAGTAGCGACTAAGCAGCTTGCACTTAAGATCGGCAACGCACACCTGCAGGAGCTACACGAATATTTATTTAATGAAACAACATTTATGAAAGCAATCAAAATCACACGCTACGGCTATCATGAGGCCAGCGGCGCATTTATATTCAGCAATGGAGCTGTAGTACCCTGCGAACCCGGAGAGGATGGCAAAGCGTACAAGATCCTTCGCCCTGATGAGTTCGGCATGATCAAGACGGATACACATTCACTCTCCATGCCAAAGCTCAAAAAGAACTCCCGCGAGTCATTCACCATTACGGATTTCGATATCTCCTTTGATGACTGGTATCTGATCTTCTGCCGGACGCACCTGGTGCAGCATGCTTTCATCACAGTGTGCTGGAAGATCATGTCTTTATTCCGCGATATCGCTTTGAAGCATCAGTCTATCAGTCCTATCCTTTTCCTAAAAGGCGGTGCCGGATCCGGCAAGTCCAGTATCGTGCGCTCCATGACCTGCCTCAATGGCTATGCGCCAAAGGAGATCAACCTGAAAGGAAAGAATAGCGAACCCGGTATGATCAGGACCATGAGCGCCACGAGCAACGGCGTAATATGGGGTGACGAGTTTGTCAATCAGCATCCCTTCGAGGGGATCATGCAGGCTGCCTATGACAATGCCGGTCAGGTCAAGGCCTCGGGATCCTCAGGGCTGGAGCTGGACAATGTAGAGTTGAAATCTGCCCTGGCGCTGACCTCAAATTTCCAGCCTGAGAACCCGATCTTCTTTTCCCGCTGTATATACAATACTGTGCTCGATCAGACCAAGACAGCGGATCAGAAGCTGAATTTTGATAAGCTCAAGGATCTGGAGGACAAAGGCCTTGCACAGGTCACTATCGAGATCATCCAGCACCGGCCACTGATCGACAAACACTACGGTGAGTATTTCGGCACACTGTACAAAGCGCTCAAGTCTGATCCGACATTCAGAGGCGAGTCGGTACCGGAGCGTCTGTTTAGTAATATGGCTCAGACGATGACAGCGGCCTTCATATTGGCACGAGCTGGCAAGATCCATATCACTGAGGCTGCCGACGCTAAAGGGATCTTAGCGGAGTTCGTAGAGCGCGGAGTAGGCTATATACAAAAGCAGTTCCGGATCCAGACCGAAAAGACCTCCCTGCATGAGTTCTTTGAGATCATCCAGATGTGCTATGAGAAGAGCGAGATCTTCGAGCTCGTACACTTCAAGCTCGAAGAGAATGACAGTATTGCTTTCAAGTTCGGTAGCCTCTATGCCATATTCAAACTCCGGTACCGCAATATGTACTTCCGTGATGCACCGGATAAGGAATCTCTGAAAGACGAGATCTGTAAACTCATAGGTCAGGACGAAAGCATAGTATTCAGTGCACAGATCCGGTTCATGAGCGACTTTGATACCAATACCAATAGCAAGACAGTGCCGACTAAAGGATGCTTCAGGTGCAGCTATACGCTACTGGAAGAGAAGTTCGGCATAGACTTCAAATCAAGGAAAATCGATACCGGTATCAATGCATGGAAATCTAAGGAAGCAAGCAAAAATTAAAATCTATGGAATCTAAAGAGCCAAAAAGCTACTACACCAACTACAGAGATCATAAAGCATTGAGTAGTAATAATATAATAAAAAATAAGTGTAGTAATCAGTGTAGTTAGAGTGTAGTAGTGTAGTAAGTGTAGTAGCTAGGATACATGCCAACTACACTAAAATGAATCTAAAGTATTGAAAACGTGATAATTAGCTAAGTGTAGTATCTGTATCCGATACACTAGCCATTTTTTCAGAGAAATATTTTTTCATCAACCCAATAAAATCAAAACATGTCACAAGAATTTTTATTTACAAAGAGAGACGTATCCTGCTATCGGTTCACAGAAAAGAGTGGCCTATGGGCTAACATCTATCTCGACCTATCCAGTGAGACATCCGGCAGATTAATAATAGCATCTGACTACGGCAGCTGGCAATATTACTGGCCGTCGACCGGACGCATCTTTAAGCAGTTCCTTATAGATCTATCGAAAGATCTTCCCTACATGATGGGGAAGTTGGAGCGCGCAGATTTTTACGATCATAGCAAATTCATACATGCGCTCATGAATAAGCTTGGAAATATCAGGATACAGCGCAAATCCCTGATCAGAGAAATTGAAGACCTGCAGCACGAAACTCCTCGTACTTCAAACGAAGCATATCTAATGCTCACCGCTGAGCGATATCCTGAGATATTGGATCTGATGAATGGTGAGTATGATATGATATCAGATGCAAATGGTCACTCTCAGCAGCTACAGAGATTTATTGCTGAGGTATGGCCGGTATTTACAGCCGAACTGCAGAAGGAACTCTAACATGGCATCAGGTCCACAATACAACTTCGAGTACTGGCTGAACGAGCTGGTAGAGTGCGGCAAAAAGATCGAGCCGGAGAAATACACTCGTGACTATGTGGCACACATGCGCCGTCAATGGCTGTGTGTGCCATTCACCAAGCTCCATAAGAAAGTACTGGAGCGCAGATCTGAACTTTTATCAATCAAATAATCAAAACAACAAAATGAAAATTTATATCGCTAGCAGCTGGAAGAATCAGCACGGAGTCGAAATGCTTACCGCTCTCCTCAGGGCAAAAGGCCATGAAGTAGTTTCATGGGTCGAAAACAATTACGGAGAGGATCACAACCATGTCACTAAGAAATTCGATTTCGAGACATGGGTAAACTCAGATGAAGCCAATCAGTCATTTGACTTTGATACCAGGGGCGCTACCGAATGTGATCTCCTGATCTACTACGGTCCGGCCGGAAAGGATGCATGTGCAGAGATGGGCGCTGCATACGGTGCCAAGGTGCCAATCATCGGACTGGCCGCCAAAGGTGAAGATATCGGCCTGATGAGAAAAATGGCTATCTGTTGGTTCTCTCGATACACTCACCTGATAGAGCAGATAGATCAGTTTGAGGGATGGAATTTAAAAGCATTTAAACGCGCATAATGACAACATCACACATAATATTTGTAAAAGGTGAAAACACTATCAAGTGTAATCATTGCGGCCTGAGTAAGAAACTTGCTGATGGCTTCTTACCTATACAGGAATTTCTAAAACTCGGAGAAGAGTTTGCAGAGAAGCATAAAGAATGCAAAGAGGATGATCAGCTACAGGATCGAACCTGTCGCGTCTGCGGATGCACAGATGATGATTGCCGCCAGTGCATTAACAAAACCGGAGAGCCTTGCAGCTGGATTGAGAATGACCTGTGCAGTGCTTGCGAAATAGAAGGCAAAATCATTACAGCACTGCAACGCCTGAGAGGTGTATTGCTCAGTACTCAGGCTGAGATAGACATCATGCGCTCTATAGATCTGCCGAAACTTATAAGCAAAAAAGGTGTCAAGTTGCTTGCACAGGCCTCAGGACACATAGACAATGCAGATACAAAGGTATCTCATGCTATTGCTGAGTTTAACACTAATTCTTGATCATGCTAACAGCCGAGAAAATACAGGTCCTCGAAAAAGCGAAGGAGTACATCAATGATCACACCGGTATGTGCAAGATGATAGAGGTAGCTCTTCGCAATGACTTCCTGAAGCCGAAAGAAGATGTCTCTCGCCTCAGCAAGCAGGTACTCCGCGAGCTGTGGAAAGACTATCCATACACCGGTGCAAACTTCGATTCGTTTTGGTATGCCATCCCTGATAAGAAGAGCAGACTACAGCACTTCGATAAAACTATCACTCGTTTAAAATCTATACTCTAATGCTGCATGATACCTACATCCGGATCTCCGGAAAGAAAAAACAACAGCGCAATCTCGTGATCACCGGTGTGATCAATCCTGATCGCGAAGAGTGCTCGTATGAATTCACCGATATGGATACCGGTGAGGAATTCGATATCAGCCAGGCTAATCTCAGGGATTACGTGAAAGATACAATCCTGCGTCGCTTCGATACCAGCTACGTACGTCGCAAGTACGAGCGCCGCTATGTCGAAGAGGATCAGTACGAGCCTATCATCAAGCATCTGAAAGAATTCGGCCTATTCCCTTTTCACCTTTTAAAAAATAAAGCAGCATGATGAAAAGGGAGCGCCTATTAGTTTCTTTCAGTGGGGGAAGAACATCAGCCTTTATGCTGTATTGGATATTGAATAACTGGTATGATGGTAATTGCGATAACTGTTGGAAGAAAAACTATAACCTGTTAATCCGGAATGCTAAAAGACGTCCTGAGTCTTATTTGTGGTGGCAGGATATGACAAAGAAGTACGGCCATCTTAATCCGCGAAATTTGAGGCTCAAGCCTCCGTTTAATTTTTATAGAGGAAACAAGTCTCCAATTGATATTATTGAGATGGCAAGAAATGGAATTAGTAATAGCGAGATCGAAGCACTTATGTCAGGTACTGGCCATTGCGGAGAGACTTGTGAGGCTTTTTAAAATCAGTAAATTAGCAGCAATGAAAGAAGGTCCAGCATTCACCCTCAGCGGTGATATCATCACAGAAACAAAGACCGGCAGCACTGGCCGCGTCGTTAAAGCATTTGGAAATAATCCCGGTCCATTCCAGAGTGTCAAGGTCGATCAGGTAGAGTACAAAGGGAAGCCGGGTAAAGAGCAGGTGCTTTATAGCCGCATGGCTAATTGGTATTTCTATAGCGGATCCAAAACCGAAACGAAGTAAAATAAGAATCCCCCTGCAACGAGCGTATACAGGGGGATTTCTTTTTTCAATCTATGCGACTCAGCAACTACTTCGCGCGTAGAAAGCATCCACAGCCTTGACATACGGCGCGGAGTAGATAGGGTCGATCACATCCACATGGGTCCAGCTTCTCAGCGGAGCATCATAGATGATCATCGGCATCTTATCGATGCATACGATCGTCAGCAATGTCAGACCTGACGGTCCGGCGCCATTCGCCACGATCTGGATCTGTGGGCTAGTGGTACCGAGTGCTGTGAGATAGGGGCATTCTTTCTTTGTCGGTTCCTTCACATCCCCATGCCGGTAGGATGCAGTAGCGGAAACGCTTACTGTGAAAGCAAAAGCTGTCAACAGTAAGATGTGCTTAAATTGTTTCATGCATCAAAGCTATAAATGATTCCGATAAAGATTCTATTAGGAACTTTTATTTATATTCGGCACATGCTTCAGCCGCATGTTATCCTACCTTGCAAACCGCGTGTTCTCCAGTACCTGGTCAACAAATATCCTCACTCGATAGTAGCTCCGACATCCCGTGTTGTCGAGCTGCCGGTGCGGGATCCCTATCTTCTCCTGATCTATAATTTTCTCGAACGCGGCACAGCTCGCAACGATATGATGCACTCCCTGCAGCACTATACATCAGAGGCTCGTATCCCCATCATGTACGAGTCATACGAGCGCTACGGCATGGAGCTGAGCAAAGATGCCATCGTAGCAGTCAATAACCGTATCGAAGAGGTGATAGAGGATCAGCTCGATATGGTATTGCAGTTCTATACCAGCCTTGGCTATGAGCTGAAAGATGCCGTGCAGATCTTTCGACGCGCGTACAACTTCACAGAGGAATCATACACCACAGATGCCATCGCTAAACACTGGCAGAGACACACCCGTCAGTCGGTCACAGTGCACAATATTATTGGCAAAACTGTCCGGTTAAACAGATTTGCAAAAAATGACGGCATACAGTGATGTGATCCTATTGCTATCACATAGTTTCACGCACTTTTATATTTCCAAATCCACAGTTTTATTGATGCTGCATATACATGGTATGTGCTTCATTGCTTGATTTCACTGTCCTTTCTACGGGCTTGTTCCGGTTGCACCTTTGTGTCACTAAAGCGCAAGCAATGCCTAAAACATCAGAAGTAAAATTATATGCATTCATCGGTCAGGCTAAGAATGGCTATGACAAAGCTCCCTATATGACAGGAGCGCAGGTAGATGCTATGATCTCTGCCGCAAATGCAGATCCTGAGACAGATGAAGTATTGTTTAGCGTGAATAGCGGAGGCGGTGACGTGATGCAGGGCAATATCATAATCAGCTCACTGCAGAAATGCACCAAGCCGACTACGGCCGTGATAGATGGCTTCGCCGCTTCTATGGGATACTTCGTATGTCTCGGTGCCAATAAGATCCTCGCTTCTAAGAATGCAATGATCATGCCTCACGGTGTGCAAAGCGCAATCTCGGGATCTGTGCAGGAGATCGAGGCTCATGTAGAGGTTGTCAAAAAATTCAATCAGTCGATGGCTACGCTGCTCACAGCACGTACCGGCCTGACTGAAGATGAAGTGATCGCAAAGTATCTCAGCGCAGATACCTGGCTCACCGCTCAGGAAGCTCTCGAACTGAAACTCTTAGACGGTATCACCGACTACGAGTCTGATATGGTAGATATGCCGGTAGCCAGCATGAGCTATGGTGAATTCTACGCAGCATACAGCGCCAAACTCTCTGAAGAGCCTGCTGAGGATTGGTTTGCTAAGATGACTGCAAAGGTCGGTGCCTACTTTGGCATAGCACCCAAGGCAGCAAAGCCAACAGCAATAGTGGTAGAACTCTCCGATAGCGAAGAGTACTCCCTGCAGAGCATCATAAACTATCTCTCCTATGCCAATGAGTGTGCTGACTATGTATGTGATCAGACCAGCAATCCGGCTCTGAAAGAACTGGCAAAGAAGGTCCTGAGCGCTACATCACAGTTCATCATTGACTCTACTGTCATGCTCTACACAGAGGAGAGCGCCGACGCATCCGGAATGGAGGCTCGTGTCAAGACGATCCGTGCAGACTTCGCAGCTAAGCAGACCGGTACCATCATGGCTGCCATCAAGTCGGATATCGACAGCCAGGTATCAGCAGTCGCTGAGCCGCTGAAAGCTCAGCTGGCAGAGATTACCCTGAAGTATAATGCTGTGAAAGATCTGCCGGCGGCAACAGCATCGGGTATCAAAACCCAGGTGATACTGAGTAAGAATCCGGTAATCAAGGCTATCGATGAAAATACAAGCCTGACAGAGGATGGCAAAGTGCTGGCCAAACTCAACACATTCGATTTCGCCACAGCCAGAGTAGACAATAATTAATTATCAATTTTTTAAATAAAAGACTATGCCATCAGTAGACGTTTCCCAGTTAGCCTCCTTTGCGTACAAATACCAGAAGGAGATCATTACTCAGGTTTACCTGAAGCTCGAAAACCAAGGGCTCACCGTCATAGAGGACGTATCTGTCTCTATGAAGTTCCCGAAATTCGTAGTCGGTAATACGCTGCAAAAGTACAACAGTACTTTCACCGGCTCCGGTACGATCGTATTCAGCGACAGGGAGCTGATCGTACATGACGCTAAAGCTGAGTACAGCATAGACTCGTATGCTTTCGAAAGCTCCTACCTGCGTCTCAATCGCAAGGATGCGACGCTGATCGAGATCCCGTATGAGAACTACTTCTGGCAGAAGATCGTCGAGAAGCTGGCCGATGAGATCGTGAAGTCCGTGATCTGGAGCGGTGACACTACCGATACCTCCGGCAACCTCGCACTGAGGATCACAGACGGATTCGCTAAGATGATCGCCGCTGCAGTCACTGCCGGTAGCGTGACTCCGATCGTGACCGGGACACCTACCAGCTCAAACGCTGTAGCAAAATTTGAGCTGCTCTATACCTCAGCTATGGCTACCTATCCTGCACTGGATGGTGCTGAGGACCTCACCATCTACGCGTCTAAAACGCAGGTGAGAAACTACATCATCAACTACAGGAGTCAATTCCCATATGACCCGAACATCTATTCCAATGGCGAAAAGGATCTCGATCTGAAGATCGCCAATGGAAAGTGTAAGATCATGGGTGTGGACTGGCTGGCAGGTAGCAATAAGCTCATCCTGACTCCACAGCTGAACCTCAAGTTCGGTACGAACAAGATGAGCGATATGAACGCTATCCGCATCGTAGAGAAGGAATGGACTCAGAACGTCGGTATCCGTTTCGTGATGGGCCTCCAGATCGCAGACACAGAAGTACTCTTCGTAAACGACGCAACATAGTCACCTACTCACATAACCTCTTTGCCCCGCTTCGTGCGGGGTTTTGAGGTACAGAAAGTCAACACTAAAAAAGCAATCAGCCATGGGAGAGATCAAGCCAATCAGCACACCGGAGACTACATTCAAAGTAGATGGAGCGAACTACAGGTTCCTCATTCCTCAATTCTATCATGGTACTGTCATCACTGCTGAGGAGGCACTGGACAATCCTGCGCTGCTCAAGGAGCTCGTGGATATCCATCGCAAGGCCGAAGATAAACCCGAAGTCGGTGACGGCCTCCTGCAGCTCGTAGAGGTAGAAGATGAAGATGCAGGTAGTACTACCAAACTCGCACCATGGCAGACCGTAGTTAAGTCTATCCAGGATGCAGCTACCGTGGATGAGGTCAATGCACTGACTGTCGGTGATAACCGCAAATCAGTCACAGATGCAGCTACTGCGCGCATCGCGATCATCAATAAAGCAGGTAAGTAATTTTCGTCACTGGCAAACAAGCAGCAAAGCAAATTTTCGTCACTCGTTATAAATTCTTTTTACCATGGGTCCATACAACACACTCACCAAGCCGCTCAATCACTTCCCTGGATTGTCCGACTTCTTTTTCTGCGAACTGTCTCAGTTTGATGTGATCGCAGATGTCGCTACTCCGGGAGCACAGACGATCAGCGATACACACACATTCCTGACCGGTGAAGGCTTCAAGAAAGCATTTATCATACCTGAGAAGCATACAGGTAAGGCCAGTACTGCCGGTACGCTCGGTAGCCAGACTCTGAAAAACGAGTTTGAGGTATTCATACCTGGTATCGATGACGCGACGCTGACCTTCATCAAGAATGCGCTGAACGATGTCTTCATCACCATCCACACGGATGCTGACTGTGACAATCCTCAGAAGTATCAGCTCGGTAATGCATGCCGTGGTGTACGTATGACCTGTGATCTGACCATCGGTACATTCGAACCTACCGGTGACAAGGGCTTCACATGTAAGTTCACATGGGCTGGTATCCCGTACATCTACGATGGTGCGGTGACACTGAAGGTCTAGTGACCAGGCTCGGATGAGCCCGAAGAGATAACGATTTTTAAACGTCAAAATATTTTTTGCTATGGCACTCAATCCCGAAGTAGGCGCAGCTTACAACCTTGGTTCTAAATTCGATGCAGATGATCAGCGCCCGATGATATTCCCGGGTCTGAACGGTCGCAGGACGCTGGCTCAGTTCACAGTAGCTGATATTCAGAAGCTCCATGCCAAAGGTCAGGCTAAGGACATCTTCATTCTGAAGGTGCCGGTGATCAATGTACCTGCTCCGCCTCCTACTATCCAGGAGCAGCTCACTAAGATCGCAGCTGCTACTACTGCAGAAGAGGTGACAGCTATCGTCGGCACAGATACCCGCAAGACGGTCACTGATGCTGCCACTACCAAGATCGCATCATTCAGCAAATAACTCTTTTAGGGTTGAAAGGAAAAGCAAAAGCCCCTGTGATAGGGGCTTTTGTGTTAGGTACTGTCCTTTCTGCCGGCACTGGTCCGCTATACATTTGACACATGGTTAAGCATAAAAACATGATGACAACAATTAATGCCGGAGTAGCATTCGATTGTCAGTATGTCAAGCATAGCAGCGGTGAGATCCGTGAGTTCGCACAGATGCGCAAACTCACTCATGGCCCTAAGCAGTCGCTCTACTCAGCAGCCGGATCCAAAGCGAAAAGAAGAGTCGGAACCAACTATACTTCACTGACTCCTTTCGTCTGTCAGGATGGATCAGTAGTCGAGCTATACACACGTTTATTTATCAAGTTCAATGGAGAGGACGTATCACTATGATAGAGCAGATAGGAGACAATGAGGTTTATATCAGCGTAGATACCCGTAGCTTCTTTGCTAAGGCTACAAAGGTAAAGGAGATACCTAAGCCATCGCCGGTACTGACACGCCGCTATATGTCCGGCCGTCCGTGGATGCCCTGGTCCGATGACAATCTCTATCCGGTCACGCTCCAGAACCTGCTCAATAAATCACCTGAGGCTGAGGTCTGCCTTGATATCCTCAATAGCTATACATACGGCAACGGCCTCGGAGTATTTGATACATCCGAGGTAAATGGCAAAAAGGCGAAGATACCCGTCTACGATGCGAAACAGCAAGCATGGCTCCGTCAGATCAATGCCTTTGACTATTGTGTCAAAGCCATTACGGACTACTGGCAGCTCGGTAACTTCTTCCCTCAGTTCATCCCCTCACTGGATCGTAAGACGATCGCTAATGTCCGCATCTTTGATGCGCCCTTTGTCCGTCTGCAGAGATGGGGTGAGGAGACCTGTGGTATCAATAATGCATACATCTCCGGAGCCTGGCATACACTGCCGATAGATCAGTACATCACCGTAGTACCTTTCACGGATAAATGGAATGCAGCTGAGGCTATCGCTACCAGCTCCACGCCACGGTTTATGTATCAGGGCTACAGGTATACACCCGGAGAGCAGTTCTATCATCGTCAGCCATGGCATGCGATGGTAGACAATGGTACGATGGATATAGCCGGTAAGCTGCCATCTATCCGGAAGCGGATGATCGACAACTCTATGTTCATCAAATATCACGTAGAGATCGAGCAGGACTATTGGGCTATCATGTACGGAGCTAAATGGCCATCAGATCCTAAAGAGCAGAGAGTGCTGAAGATGGCATTCTACGAAGAGATCGAAAAGAAACTCACGGGATCTGCCAATGCATTCAAATCCGTATTCAGTGAGAAAACTACTGATGTCCGCACCGGTAATACCCGAAATCTGATCTCTATCAAGAAGATCGAAACCGATGCCGGCAAGGATGCCGCGTTCTGGTCTGATATCATGGCCAGTACCGCGCAGATCTTCGTCGGTATGGCGGTCCCGCCGCCGCTGGTCGGCCCCGTGCTCAGCGATGCGAAGAGTCAGGGAGGAGGAAGCGATATCGCAGAGAGTCAGAATGCGCTCATCTCCCGCCTCAAGATACACCGGGCTAATATCCTGGAGCCGCTTGACTTCGCCATGCGCTACAGCGGCCTCCTGTCACCTACACAGACACTTGAGTTCGAAGATACATTGCTCACCACGCTGGATGTCAACCCTACCGGCCAACAAAAAGTAGTAACCTGATGCCACTAATCACCACCATAGAGGAGCTGAAGAGCTTCACCAATGCCGTATCGCTCGCTACATTCCCCGATGATCTGGCTCCGAGCCTGGCTACGATCGAGGATTCTGTCATAGCGGATATCATCGGCACTGCTCAGCTCGCAGATCTGCAGGCTGCATATGCTGCATCTATAGCTGATCCGGGTCCCGTACCGCTGTCAGATCGGAATATGAAGCTTTGGACAGCGATCAATAAAGTATTGGTACCACTGGCTATCATTGATTTCATCAATAATACGATGGCGAGTACCAGTGCTGCAGGTACCGGTGAGTCTTCTGCCAGTGGTATGGCCTCCGCTCGTATGTGGGTCACGGTCCAGAAGAAGGAGAATTTGCAGCGTACTGCGCAGCGGGCTATAGACAATCTATATGTCTTCCTGGAGACTAACAAAGCTGACTATGAGTTGTGGACTGCCAGTGATCAGTACACAGAGTTTAAGGAGCTGCTGGTACAGACTACCAAGCAGTTCAATGATATCGTAGAGATCGGCGGCAGTCGTAAGCTCTTCCTTCGCCTCCGTGCGAGTATCTCAGAGGTCGAGAAGATGTTCATCATCCCGCTCATCGGCCAGCCATTCTATGACGCGCTGATCACGGCACTCAAGGGTACACCTGATGCGAATCAGATAGCAGCCGTAAAAGCCCTCAGAGAGGCTATCATACGTTTGTCTATGTCACGTACTCCCTTGCCACTGATGTTTGATGAGCACGGAGTCTACTACATCAGCAGCGATGCTACCAATACCGGAGAGGCGATATCCCGCAATCCATCCCGCAATGCAGTCAATGAACAAACGATGGATGCATACAAGCTGCAGCTGATGCTCACCGGTCAGGGCTTCCTTGCCCAGGCTAAGAAGTATCTCAATGCCACAGCATCAGATACCATATTTCCGGAGTACTTCAATAATCCGGCTGTCTATTCAGACCCTACGACTCAGGACCTGTCCTCTGTCAATGATCGCTTAAACAACACATTTGTACTATGAGTGATGAATTAAAAGGAGTGATTTTAATAATCGTAGCCGGAGCAATGGGATGGCTCTGGAATGAACTGCAGAAGCTGATGAAAGCAAATGATGTGCTGGTAGTCCGTATCGAGCATCTGGAGGCTGACAACTCAAAGCATAAGGACAACCATGTTCAGGTGATGGACCGCATCTTTGAGATGGTCACTGAGCTGAAGCAAGACATCTCCGATCTGAAAGAAACTGTAAACCGTCAAAATCCACGTATATGATAAAGAAAGTACTTGCCTTCGTAAGCCTCTGGGATGGCTATTGGTCTATACCTTTGGCATTCCTCATATTCCTGCTCTTCGAATACCTGGGTAGATGGTTTTTCGGTCAGGGCTTCGGAGCCTATGACCCATCTACCTTTCAGGCTGCGATCATGACATCAGTAGTGATGATCATGTTCAATACAGCCGTGCAGTATGCCATCAAATTCAACTTCCCTACCCTCTGGGAAATCTATCACAAGAATTTTTTAGAACTCTCTAATCAGCTAACGCCATGGCAAAATATCTTACTCACAGTATTTATTTACTGCTTTTTCTTTGTGGTGCATGTAGTGGTTTTTCTCAAACTAATATAGTCCCGCCTCAGAGCTGCATCGAGCATACCTATATTTCGCAGGTCGGAGTCCGGGAGCTGACTAACCACAACGACGGCCGCGAGGTCGAGATGTATCTGCATACATGTGGCCTCGGCAGAGGTTACGCATGGTGTGCAGCATTCGTGAAGTGGTGCTATCTGCAATGCGGTATCGAGACAAAGGGAATCACCGCATGGGCCGCTACCTGCATCAATTGGAATCATCTGATATATGCCCAGGGCAAACAGACAGCGGAGCCTCAGGCGGGTGATAATATCACCTTCTGGGACTACTACAATAAGCGCGTCTGTCATACCGGCCTCTATCATCGACGTGTCAATGATATCTTCTACGAGTCCGTAGAGGGCAATACCAATGAGGGCGGTAGCTCAGAGGGTGATGGTGTCTACCGCAAAAAGAGAAGTTTCAAAGCCACATATATCATATCAAGATGGACAAAATAAAAACCGGATCGCTGATCACCAATGCAGTACTATTTGTCATAGTACTGATTCTTTTGCGCTTTGCATGCTGCAATGGCGGCAAGTATTCACCTTGCCCTGAGGTAGGTAGGAAAACCGATACAGTTGTGATCGTCAAAAAATCAACGGATACTCTGCACACCATTGCCCAGGGTAAACCAACTATCCGTGAAGTGCATGTCGTGGATCCGGCAGAGCCGAAACACGATACAGTACAGATCCTGTATAATGGTAAACCCGAAGCTATGCCTATCAGCTCATGTGATACACTCTACTACTATGACAGTATCATGAAGCGTGACACCTGCATCATCACCATCAGAGAGCAGGTCGCAAACAATGTCCTCATATGGCGTGAGCTGAAGTATCAGGACCTGCATCCGGACAAATGGAAGGTAGTCACCAATACGATCACGGTCCAAAAGAAGTCCGCGCTATTCAAGGTATATCTGGGAGCTGAGGCCAGTGGTGGTAAGTCTCACATAGATGTGGGGCCAGGTGCATTCGTCATCATCAAAGATTGGGTCGGGGTCAATTACAATTACCAGGTACTGACCGGCCAGCACAATGCCGGAGTGTACGTCAAACTCAGCTTCAAAAAATGACACCGGTACTCATACCACATACTGGCAAAACCTATCAGATGCCGAATGCATGGAATGAACTGACTCCGCTGCAGCTCATCGCGATCGCGCCGGTCATCCTCAGCACGGTCCGTCCCGAAGATGCCACTCCATACATCATTAACTCCCTGCTCGGATGGAATCGGGATATCAAGAAGGTGATACGCAGGACAAAGGATGTCAGCGTTCTCTTTACCGATATCAGAAATAAGCTCTACCCGCTCGTAGATTGGATTTTCAAGTCCAATAATCTCACTAAGAATATCCTGCCGGTCATCAATATCCCTGCCGGATTTAAGTATCTGTCAGCAGACAAGCTATACGGTCCCGCTGACAGCTTCAATAATCTGACCATAGGTGAGTTCGATGATGCGGAGTACTGGTTTGATCTCTATCATACCGGTGGTATGCAGGACATGCATGCACTGGATATGATGATAGCTATCCTTTACCGTGCCCCGATGCCAAAGTATAAGCCGGAGATGGGAGATATCAGACAGCCCTATAATATCCATCTGAACGAGCTGCGAGCTGCACAGCTGGCGAAAGTATCAGTCGGTATCAAGAAGGCTATTCTGCTCTGGTATATGGGCTGCAGATCGGAGATAGTAGAGTCCTATCCCTTTCTTTTTAAGAAGTCAGACAAGGGTGGCGCTGCCGGACTGAAAGGATGGACACCCATTATCTATGATCTGGCCGGAGGTAAGTTTGGCACACTCAATGAAACTGCCAATACTCCTCTGAAGACGATCCTCTATGAGCTGCAGCTGAGTGACATCAAACTGGCAGAGATGAAAGCAAAGCATCCGGAACTATTTAAAAAGTAAGCTATGACAAAGAATCGCAAGGATCTTGTAATAACAATACTCACCGTAATTGGATTTTCTCCGACATTGCTTGCTGCTTGTATATTCAGCCTTATCTTCCTGGTCAATAGCTTTGTCTTTGCTCTGACCATTAATTGGTATAAATACGGATTCAAAAAGGCAATGCGAATGTGGTACCGCACAGGACTTGAATTCTTTAAGCAAAATATCAATCAGTAACATGTATACCATCGCCAACATCAATACCTATTTTGAGAATACTGCTCATTCACTGAAATACGTGAATCATACTATCGGGGGCACTAAGAATGCTAATCGCTATGCGCGTTTCAATGATGAGGAAACCATGACGGCCATACTCGGCAATATGGGATTTCCTCGCCTGGTACTCTCCGGACTGCCCTCCGGCAGTATGAGCGGCAATAGCAGCACTATCTTCGATAAGCTGTCTATGGCACTGGAGATAAGTAATACATGCAAGAAGGATGATTTCAATGCAGAGATGCAGATCTGGGATGATACCCGGCTGGCTATCGATCAGATCGTAGCCAGGATACAGAAGAATAAAGCCGATGGATCTGACTGCGATGAGCTGGAGAAACGCTTTGATTTCAACAGTATCAGATATGAGCTATTCAAAACTGTAGATGCTACCGGCGTGACAGTCGGTACGCGCATGAGCTTTTCTTTAGCCTCTTCACTACCTGCATTCGATGATACAGCATGGCAGTAGATTTCAAACCGGTCAATGATGCCGCTGCCAAATGGGCGCGTGAGACACTGGCTACTGTGAAGCAAAGAGGCCATCAGCTCAATATACAGCATCGCCAGAATAGCCCTAGTCAGGTCAGTAGCCTCGATGCTATGACTGCCCGTACCAAGCGTACCAACGGACTCGTCAGCCGGATCTCATTCGGATTCCCGAAGCATATGGCATATGTGCACTATGGTGTAGGACGTAACCGCCCGATCGGTAGTGGTAAGGAGTCACCTAAATACATCTTTGATGTTGTCAATAAAGAAATGCCAAAGCTCGTAGCAGCTCTGTCAGATACTACTCTGCAGATCGCGCAGCGGGGTATCTTCAAAGGCTTTCTGAAATAGCCTGTCCTTTAGTCTGAGTCTATCCATGCCGACATTCGTATCATGAGCGCAGGACAAAATGTAAATGGCGGTGTCAATATCTACATCAATGAGGCCGATCTTCAGGCTCAGATGCAGCGTCTGACCGTGACGGCTGACAAATTGCAGAATGCTATAGCCAGCGGTAGCAATGCCGCTCAGCTCACAGCTGATGCACTGAAGAAGATGGCAGACAAGGAGTCTGATCTGAAAGCTTTGCAGAATGCAGCCTCAGCACTCAAGACAGAGATAGATAATGTCACCAAGACAGGAGGCAATGCCACTGATCAGATCAAGCAGCTCGGCACTACTACAGCCGCGATCAATAGCGTAGAGAAGCAAATCAGCCAGCTCGGCAATACCATCACATCCACGGCCAGAAATCAGAGTGACCTAAATGACAACATGTCCAAGCTCGCTGATGTCAAGGATAAGATCTCAACTATAGAGAAGCAAATGTCCGGCCAAATCTCACCATCACTGAGACAAGCAGGTGATGCCGTTCGTAAGCTCTACAATGAGCTATCCAACCTGCCCAACGGATCCGCTGCATTCCTCGCTAAGAAACAGCAGTTCGATGAAGCCAATGCCACATTCGTAAAGATGCAACAGCAGGTCAAAGGAGTCAAGGAGAGTCTGCATGAAGCCGGAGAGGAAGGAGGTATATTCGGTCACATCTTCAAAGAGGCATTCGCCGCGATCACCGTCGAGAAGGGAATAGAGAAAGCACTAGAAGTAGTCACTGATTTCTTCAAAGAAGCTATAAAGGAATCTCTGGAGCTCGAGGTGACACAGACACGTCTCAAAAATATCCTCAACAACTTTGGTAAGGCTGAGGATCTGGAAAAATTCAATGAGAAGGCTGAGGAGCTAAGCAAGAAATTTGGATACCTCTATGCTCCGGAGATCACTAAGGTCCAGACGCAGCTCGTTGTATTGGGTAAGCTTAATAACGAGCAGATCAATCAGCTCATACCTACCATCGCAGACTTCGCAGCATATACAGGTAAGAGCATGGAGGAGTCCGGCCAGATCGTAGTCAAAGCCCTGGAGGGATCCCGCCGCGAGCTGCACAATCTCGGCATCGAGGTCAAACAGGGTAGCGGATTCGCGGAGAATTATGGCATCGTGACTCAGCAGCTGGCTCAGAAGGTAGCGGGATCCGCTGAGACTTTTAGCAAGACCGGAGCCGGAGCGATCGCTGCGTACAATACACAGCTGAAATATCTGCAGGAGCAATTAGGCAATGCCTTGCTTCCTTCCATCACAAGCTCAGCACGTAGCGCCACACAGTTTATACAAGTGCTCGGTACACTGCCCAAATTCGTCAATGATAACCGTCAGGCCATCATCGCCCTGGCAGGTGCTTATGTCATCATGAACTCTGCCGTCATCGCTGAGACGGCTACCACTCAGTTTAATACAGCTGCCAAGATCTACAATACCGTAGTGGAGCGCGCATCTACCGTCGCGAAGACAGCGGGCTTCATAGCCGTAGGTTTATATCAGGTCGCATACGCAGTGCTCACCGGAGAGATCGGACTGGCTACAGCTGCTACGGCTGTATTCGGTACCGTGACGGCAGCAGCTACCGGAGGACTCACACTGATCATAGCTGCCATAGCTGCCATCGGCACAGGATTGGCGGTATATGCCGCCAGAGCTACCGAAGCCGAAAAAGCAGAGGAGAGCCTGGCTAAGGTCCGTCTGAATGCTGAGCAGTCTATACAGAAGGAAAAAGCACAGTTGGATCTGCTCGTGCAGACTGCAAAGAATGAAGCCCTGTCAAAGGAGAAAAGGATAGCAGCCATCCAGAAGATCAATGAACTCAATCCGGAGATGCTCAATGGCATCACCCTGGAGAATATCGCTACCAAGGAAGGTACCGCGATCCTGAACGAGTATATCGAAGCATTGGGACGTAAAGCACAGAAGGAAGCATTAGAGCAGCAGCTGGTAGAGATCTACAAGCTCCGCAATGAAGCACTAACCAAATCACAGAGTGACCTCGTGAGCGGGATGGACATCATGAAGCAAACCCTGCTCGGTATCATCACTGTAGGTATCCATGAGTCAGACTATGATAAGATAGCCGCGGCCAATAAGAAGGAGTTGGTCAATGGCTACAATGCACAGATAGCTGCTGTGCTCAATCTCGCCAAAACACTGGAAGGTAAAGAGGGCAAAGATTCAAAGAAGGATGATCTCAAGAAGCTGGAAGAGTTCTATGCGAAGGCTGCACAGTATCAGAAGGACTTTAGCGCCCTGACGCTTGACTCCACTACTGCCGAGGTCAATCATGTGAAGTCTACCTACGAAGAGCTGAACAACGAGCTGGCAAAATATCAGTCTGAGGGAGTCATCACCCTGCAGAAATATATCGAGATCAAACAGCAGCTATCTAAAAACGATGCTGTCAAGGAGTTTGAGGATGCACAGAAGCGCGCCGAGGAGAGAGCTAAAAAGGAAGCCGAACTGAGAAAGAAGAAAGAAGAGCAGGAGAGGAAGGATCTGGAAACATTCATGCAGCAACTCGCTACTCTCAGAAATGAAAATGGCGTACTCGAGTTGGATGAAAATGCCAAAGCAATAGCCGCATCCCGGGAGAAGTTTGAGAAGCTCTACATCTTCGCTAAAGAGCATTGGGGAGAGAATGGCAAGATCACTCAGGAACTGGAGCGATACTATGCTGATGAGGTCAACCGGCTCGGAGACAAAAATACAGAGAAGAAATACAAAGACGGCTATGACAATCGTGTCAAGCTCGTCACTGCTATGTATGATGAGCTGCGCTCCAAAGCGGAAGGGGACAAGGCCGCTGTCATCGCTATAGATATCGCTGAGTTCGATGCCAAGGCGAAAATAGCTCACGACTATGTAACCGTAGTCAAGGGTGCAAAGGCTGATGAGGCTAAAGCGAATGATGATGCAGCCAAAGCGCGTGTCGCCCTGGAGAAACAACTACAGGCCGATCTCAAAGCTGCTGACTCTATCAATGACAATACTGCCCTGCTGGTAGCGCAGATCAATAAAGATGTAGAGGCTGAGACTAATGCAAAGCTGGCAGCACTCAAGCATCGCTATCATGAGGAGCAGGTCCTGTACAAAAATAATGCCGCTGCACTGGAGGCCCTGGCTAAGAAATATGCCATAGATCAGCAGCAGATCATCGAGAGCGGTACCAAAGCTACTCTACAGCAGGCTACCGGCTACTACAATAAGTTTGCCAGCACACTCAATCAGGTAGTCAGCACTATCGTTGCATTCCAAAATCAAGCGGATGAGGCTACACTAGCCTCAGCGAAAAAAACTACGGATGATAAGAATGCCCTCTATCAGGATCAGCTCGACAAGCATCAGATATCCCAGGAGGAATTTAATGCAAAGGTAGCGGCCAATAATAAGCAGTACTCTGATCAGGAGAAGGCTACCAAGCGCAAAGAGTTCGAGAGCAACAAACAGGCTCAGGTAGTATCAGCTATCGCTACCGGTATCACCTCTGTGCTCAATGCCTATGCTGATGGTCTGGAGACAGGCGGTCCCGCTGGCCCCGCTGTCGGTGCCGCATTTGCAGCATTGGCGGGAGGTTTTGTCGGTGCCCAGGTAGCACTATTAGAATCACAACCTACGCCACAGTTTGCGAAGGGAGGTATCGCTAACGGCCCGAGCCATGCAGACGGCGGTATAGCGATGGTAGACAGTCGCACCGGGCGCAAAGTCGGAGAGATGGAAGGAGGAGAGGCCTATATGATCCTCAGCAAGAATACTACGCGCAATAATGCCGGTATCATCAGTGCATTGCTTCGCTCCAGTATGTCCGGAGGAGGTGAACCTGTGAGTTGGGCAGCTGCCGGAGCACTGCCTAAGTTCAATCTCGGTGGCATCATGGATACTATGAACGTGTTGAAGTTCGCTAATGGCGGTGTATTCCAAGCCATGAACTCGCAGAGCACGATACCGGATCCACGCTACTATGAGCTGATGAATAGGATGCTCACCATGGCACAGCAGCCACCACGCGCATACATCGTGTACGATGATGTCGCTACAGGAGCCACACGGGTCAATAACGCACGAGCAAGGGCTACATTCCAATCATAACCTAAACCTGCTATACATATGTCAGTAGTCGTCACACAAACCTTACCGAAGAAATGGAGCTGGTCAAAGAACCCGATGACCATTTCTTTTTTCAATCCCGGAGACAGGACCGCACGTTTGCGTTTCGAAGTATATATCGCCGATCGGTATTCCCCGAGCGGCTGGACCATGGTATTTGACGGATCTCAGACCTTCAGCCAGCGACTCACGATAGTGGAGCTGCAGCGGATCCTAGATAGTAATCTGAAATTCTATCACAACCATCCGCTCACCAATGCATCAGGATACACAGACGGCATCATACCCGGTGTGATCTATGAGGGTCAGACCTGCCGGTATAAGGTCAGATACGGCCTCTCGTCTGAAGCATATAGCACATGGAACGAGACTGTCGATCAGTGGTGTGTGAAGGGCGGTGTATCCATCGACGGCTTTCAGAAGAACCTCACAGCGCTCAACGATACAAGTGTAGCGCCCATAGTACTGCATCAGGGTCTCTATATGCAGTATACTGAGGCACCGGTACAGATCAGCCTCCTGTATCGCGGGGGTATAGATACTATTCAGGTGCAAACGCTGGATGCATCCACGTCTGTCATCGATACCTATACTTTTGATATGCCTGCATCTATCACAGAGGGCGTAGTGATTCACCTGAGTATGAAGCTGGATCTGGCGGGAGTCGCTTTCGTGCAGATCAACTATGGCCCGACTCCTACCGGTATGATCACACCTCCCTATCAGATACTGGCATGTCCTGCTGTGATGACTCGTATGGCTAACTACAGGCTCTACAGCTACATCAATAGTCTCGGCGGTACCGATGCCGTGGTGATGCTCTGGAATCGCATCGAGACGCTCAACTATGATGAGCAGGTCACCGAGCGGGCCGCTCCGATCACAGCGGACAACGCACTGGATCCACTGATCTATTCTGAGATGAATTCAGACCGTCGCGAACGCATCGTGATGAATGGCGATGTCGCTCAGCTGATGCAGTTCTACGGTACGAAGTACTACGGCCGCGTATTCAATCAGCTCCGGCAGATGTGCCTCAGTCCTGATATCCGCGAGTATGAGTGGGGCTTTTATGAGCTGGGCAATATCAACCGCGATGCTGAGCTGATCGGGACCAATGCCTGGAGCGGATACTACCTGAGGCATGTGCCCGTCACAATCACCAATACCAACACGCAGAGTATCGTGATAGGAAACGTGGACAATCAGCCCGATCCGTTCACTATCGAGGTGACCAAATCAACGAGCAATAGCCAGTACCAGGCACAGGAGCGCCGCTCGTGCATAGACCATGACTACGCGCTGATGACAGGCGGTGAGCGCTATGCTCGACTGACCTTTATGATCGATAGCAATCTGTTTAACTATACGCTGGCCACCACAGATACATTTGCGCCCCGTGTCGGTATCGATGCCGGAGACGGTCGCTATCTATGGAATACGGCAGCGCTGGCATATGGCACGGTCGCATACCGCGTCATACATGTAGACTTCTACTATCAGCCACAGATCCCACAGTATACCATCACGATCAATCAGGCTGGCCAGACTATTAAGGCCATCAGTGGACAGATCCCACCGGGTACGACCATTTTTACAGCGGTCAGCGGCCCGATCACCGTATTCGATGCCATACTGCCCGTAGGACTGCTGGAGCTGCATCTGGCTAGTAATAGCATCGGAGCTATGCCGCTGCTGATACCCGGCATGACTACCGTCGATCTCTCTGACAATGGGATCATAGATCTCACGACCGAGCAGATCAATGCAATAGTATCGGCATACTCTGCCGGCGTATGCGTGATCGTGCTCCAGGGCAATGCGCTGCAGGAGGTCGATATGGATACTCTGCTGGTGGCGCTCGATACCAGCGGCTATACCGGTGGCCACCTCGATATACGATTTCAGGGCGGCGGCATCAACCCTACATCTATTGGCTTCGCGGCCGCTGCAAACATGACCGGCACCAAAGGATGGACCATAAATATCTAAACAACCCCTACACAAATGAAAGCTCCACAGGTATGGATCAATGATGAACTGATAGACACGGACGGCAATCCGCTCAAGCTACAGCGTGCTAACAGCCTATTCGATGGCGAACCGATCAAGGGTGAGTATAGCTACCCTTTCACCTGGCCACTGACTGAGCGAAACCGGAAGTTACTCGGCAACCCTCAGGAGTTCGGGCTGCTCGATGAGCCGCTGATATTCAAAGCACGATACATGAGCCTCGGCGAGCTCGTCGATGGCCTGCTCTATGTCGATATCATCACATGGGATAGCAACGCCCAGACGGGTACCATACAGGGCAATCTCAACGGCACAGAGGGCATACTAGCCAATGCTTTCGGCATGAAGAAACTGTCAGACCTCAAGTATGGCGGTGTGATATCGCTGCCTGATAGTCCTGTGCGTACTGGTATAGATAGCCTGCCGAGTGTAGGGCCTCCTCCGCCGATCAGCGGAGGAGGGGTGCCGATCAAGAGCCGCGCCTGTGAGTTCGCGACAGGTGTCACAAACGGGACCTATACAGGGTATCCTTTCTTTTTTCCTATGATCAAATGGCTGGACTACCGTGACCGAGCTACATGGGAGTCATTCCATGCACCAGAAACTGTCCCAGACGCACACTATTGGGAGAAAGACAGCATAATAGAACTGCCGAATGACTGCGTGAACTACTGGGCTAACAATAACGTCATTTTCGGTACGACGGAGTTTTATTCTGCACAGGGAGCCTATGTCGGCTGCTGGTCAGGTCCGTATCATGATCATCTATCCTCCAATTTCGCCTATGCAGCAGCATGCTATCCTATGATGATGACGCAGACAGACAGTTACCCCTTTGGCAGCGGCAGCGGCGGTCGGGAGGCTGATACACTCAATAGGATCATCCCTATGTTTAAAACCAAATGGCTATTGACTCAGATATTTGCAGAGGTAGGTTATGCACTGGACGGTACGATCCTCGATGACCCATCATTTGAAAAACTCTTTGTGCTCAATAACTACTCCATCAACCGTTGGGTATTGACGGATTGGAATCTCTCACCGACTATCGTGATAGAAGATACCTGTGACAGTATCAATCCATCTAACCATGTCCCTGACATGAAGGTCATAGATTTTCTCAATCAAATATTCTCATGGCTCGGGCTCAATATGAAAACAGGGGCCGGTAAAGTAACGCTGTATACTATCAATGAGATACTGGCAATGAATGACTATCCTATCGCGTGCCCGCGTGCCCCTCAGGTCATCAAAACCCTCACCGATACCTATAGCACTGGCCTGAGTATGACATATACCTGGACGAAGCTGACCGCGGCCAGCAATCTGGGAGCCGGGAGGGAAATCAGCGATAACCTGTCTCGTGCCGGATCACTTGTTCAGCAGCTACCTACACCGGTATCTTTCATCGAGGTAGCAAATCATGCAGCCCTGCCTGCACCGTCACCGGACAATATAGACCAGGTAGCACTAGTAGTGAATGAACAGGCCTACTACCAAAATGCACAAGGTGTATGGACACTATACGGGCAGAATCTGGTAGACCATATAGAGGATAATAGCAAGGACCGCGTGATCAATGGCAGTCCGCTACCCATGATCACTGAGTCGTGGCGTGAAAACTCCGTCGATCCTTTGACTCCCGATTTCCCGTTTTCTCATGACCTTACTTTTCGCCTTCCTGTGATATTGGCGCCAGGCTCCTACCGTACAGATACCTATATCAACTATGAATACAGTGCGGGGAATACCTCGCCTATAACAGGTCGTGTGGCTTTCGAGTTTTTAAATCAGCACGGCAAGGATAAATTTAATTCATTCCCGCTGCATATGCTATTCTATCATGGCATGATGGGACTCACCACTGCCGGTTCTCCACAGACTATCCCCTTTTCATCCCCCTACCAGATAGATCCCAACCAAAATATAATCGGCCCATGGGATCTCGCACTGGAAGGTACCAGGTCCCTGTATGCTCATTTCTTCGCTTTATGGAACTCCATAGTCAAGCGGCTGGTCAAATACACCGTGGTCCTATATCCTGAGCTGACAGATAGGATGGCTACAGACCTGCATAGCCCTAAGTCACTCCTGCAGCAGCGTATGATCCCATACTCAGCTACCTATTATGAGCCATTTGATGGACAGGTATCAATGGACGTATACAAGGTCAAGGATATCGCACCGAATATCATCACGGCGCTGAGTCTGGCCTTCGGCTGCGATCGGGATATATACGGATACTATGAGCTGACACTGATCGGATCCAGCGTCTCCGGAGGCAGTGGCACCTATGTATGGCATATCGGATATTCGGCAGACTCATCTGTGCAGAATGTATACGGGCCATCTACAGGGGCGATTATGGCTACCTCTATATTCAGAGCGGCAGATTACGGGACTACCGTGTCTGCATACCTCAGCGATGATACGAACAAGGTGAAGAGCAATCTCGTGCGTATCACGCTACCCAATCCTAACACATCGGGATCCATCGTGCTCACACTGGCCTCATCCGGAGGCAATCTGATCCTGACCGGCACCACGATGACAGGGACCAGTGGCCACTATAGACTAGAGGTCAGAAATGCATCTAATGTCATAATCAGTCTGTATAGCTGGGTAGGGACTATGCCTTCGTCCATCTCTCTCATCGTGCTGATGCTGACCGCGGGCACTACCTATCACTTCACACTATATGACAGCAGCCTGATCATCAGCAATGATGTCACGCTGACGGTATAAGGGAATTTCATATATTTGATCTATGAAAAACATTCTCCTACTGATAGTGATCGCTGCATCACTGGCATCGTGCAAGAAAGATAATACAGGCCCCACATCAGGCCCATCTACGTACAATGCATGGTTTGCAGAAGCTGATGGTGCCCATGGGGAGATTGCCGCATGGGGATCTAGCAGCCAGCATCCTTCTGTGGTAATTAATTATCTACCTTGTAGTCATGAGTTTGGCAATATTTATAACATTCAGATCGGCGATACCATTATGGCTTTCTCAACTGGCGCTACATCGTGCGCTTCCACACCCCAGAGTGCTACTATAGGAGCTGTCAGGAGCGATGGGACACGAGTGACATTCAAAACTGACACATCTATAGTTCCCGCATCATTGCGTATCACGTATATCGTCAAAGAGTAACCAACACCTAAATCTATATCATGAAAAAACAATTTTTGACCTTCGTATTGGCTCTGATTGCTTTATACTCCGCAGCTCAGCAAACTAAAGAAAAAGACGTAAGCAATTCAGACAAGTTTGCTCTTAAAACTGGAGTTCTCTTACAAAGGAACTTCGTTGAGATCGGTAAATTTAAATCGGTTACAATTGAGTATTTGGAGACCATAGACCTGACAGATAAGGCCAAAGCAAAATGCCTACGTCTTACCTTACCAGCTAAAGGGGAGTATGATAGCGATCATATCGGTGTAATCGATAATGATGAGGTAGATGGGCTAATTAAATCTCTTGGACTTATCAAAAGCAATGCACTAACTATAATTCCATCTGTATATACTGAGGTGTCCTATAAAACGAGAGGCGGTTTTGAAGCCGGAGCATATTATGATGAAAAAGATAAGGAATGGAATTACTTTCTGAAAATGAGCAAATATGATAGTAAATCACAAATGTTTTTTACCCCTCCTCAGTTGGATGATCTTCTTACTTTGCTGAATACTGCAAAAGCTAAATTCTAACTTTACTCTTTTTAACAAATTTATTTTTTATCAGCTACAGTACCTGAAACTCAGGTATATATGCCTGTCCATAAACGAGTGTTCCTATTGGAATCTTTATTGTCATTTGACAGCTGCGCTTTATCAGCTTACATTTGGCAATGTGATGTAAAGTGATGTAGGTTTGCATTGCACACCGATATTAGAAATAGTATCACAATTACATATCGAAGAATAACCCGCGCCGGACAGTTGGCGGCTGTCAACTCTTACCTTAACTGGTATCGGTGTGCAGGGCGCGGGCGTTCTTCAAAATTAAACTTTGTCAAATGCACACCGACAAAAAAGGAGTAAAGCCCAGCTCAGGCGCAAAAGGAGCACAGACAGATCTCAATGAGGAGATCATTTTTAGCAAGAAGCAAATGGGGGACATAGAGATGCTGATCGAGACGACCATAGATCATCCTGATCTGATGAAGTTTCCCCAGGGATCTGTATTCGTCTGTGAGCGGCGGAAGCGGAGACCATCGATGAGCCTGCACATGATGCGAATGTTCGTAGGTGAGCATCCTCGGGAGTCGGCGCTTGATTTCCTAATGGACCTTTTTAACGCTTACCTGCTGGAGGGACGTGATCACAAAACCAACTTCTGTACTATAGCCTATCAGGATTGGGAGCACTGGAGAGAGCTGTATATGCTCATAGACACGATATATGAAGATTCAGCCAATGGCATACCTGATACAGAGCTTGTATCCATAGCCTGCCTACAGTAATTTCAGCTAGTCCCCTCAGAGCCGTACCGATTTGGTGCGGCTTTTTTCATGCCTATACCTGTCCTTTAGTCCGTCAGCTGCTCTGCTGATATTTGTGACATGGGATATAACTCACTCACGAAAGCGGCCAACTACTTCCCGGGGCTTTCTACCTTCTTCTTCTCAGAGCTGTCATCATTTGACACGCTGGCCGATCCGCTAGCCGATAGCCAGCTGATCATCGGTGACCACACCTTCTTATCGGGAGAGGGATGGAAGAAAGCCTATATCATCGCTGAGAAGCATACAGGCAAAGCCAGTACTGCCGGATCTATCGGCAGCCAGACACTCAAGTATGAAATGGAAGTATTCATACCGGGCATCGACGAGCAGGTACTGGACTTTATCAAGAATGCACTGAATGATCAGTTTATCACTATGCACCGGGATGCTGACTGCAGCAATCCTATGCTGTATCAGATCGGCAACGCCTGCAGGGGAGCGCGTATGACATGTGACATGGTGATAGGAACCTTCGAGCCTACGGGTGAGAAAGGATTCACCTGTAAGTTTACCTGGGCAGGGATCATGTATCTCTATACCGGTGTGATGACCATGCAGCCAGAGATTTCTATTTCTATCACATATAATCCTTAATCATGTCAAACCAAAACACATTCGTCATCGGCAAGGGTACCGCTAAACTATTGGTATCGCTACGCCCACTGACAGCAGAGGAAGATGCTGCTGTCAATACAGATAATTCATATGTCACCGATCAGCTGGAGGTAGAAACCGTAGATGGTTTTAAGCTCCAGCTGATGGCGCTCGATCCCGGTACCGGTGATATCACCGTCTACCCGCATAGCATAGATCTGCTACCGCTATCTGCCCTTATTTATATCACCGTAAAACTGTCAACAGACATGAGAATACTGACCGTCACTGAGACGATAAATCAGGGAATAGTATCCGGCAACTATAAACTGCAGGCCAAAGGCGCCAACCTCGGCACCGATTTTATCGATATTGCAACAGTGACCGGCCAGCCTACGAGCGGCAGCTTCGATCTGCCTACACTGCCGGTAGGACCAAGTGAGCAATTCATCAATGGCAATAGCTATACATTCCGCGTACTCGATACTACGACCGGTGCGGTATCTCAGGAGGTCATCTTTATGATACCTGCAGACGCAGTATTCTCACTTACTCTGGCACCGGGTAATTTCAGGGTAAATAATGAAAATCTACCTGTAGCAAATATTGCCGGAACTGTTTTCACTAATGGCAACGGGCTATACGATGTGCGGATGATCTGCGCAGCTGTAGGCTATGATAATACTACTACGGTAGCGGGTCCTGCTAATGGTATATGGGGCACTAATGGCAGGATAGTAGTACCATCTGATGTGTATGGCCAGACTATAGAGATCATCGTATCTCAGAATGGCCTGCCAGGTACATTTACGGCATCTATCTTTATCAATATCCCTGTCTGCACGCTTATCACATTTGTCACCACAGACCCGGCGCAATCATGCGACCTGCAGATAGATGGAACCGGCAATATCTCATGGGGAGATGGCGCAAACGACACCTATACGAATCCTGTAGGACCTACCAGCCATGTATTTGCCAATCCGGGCACCTACAACATACTCCTGCATGATATCGACGGCATGACTACGTTTACAGTCAATGGTACTACCACTGCATATGTGACAGGAGTAGATGCGGTGCCTGATACTATTACTAACCTAGATCTGTCGCACAACCAAATAGCGGATCAAACTCCGGTAGACAATAATCCAGCGCTTATAGCCGTGATAGATTTATCGTATAATGTCATGGATTCTGCATTCATCGACCAGGTGATCAACAGCCTTAACTTTGCCGGACTCTCTGCACCACTAGTCATGAATATCAACAATCAGACACCGCCAGCACCTCCTACACCGGCTAGCATGGCAGGATTGCTAGGACTACGCGGCAGAGGAGTGACTGTCAATACAGATTAGTTTCGGTGTGATGTGCTATGATCCACACCATCAGCCCTGCGCCGTAACGCAGGGCTTTTTATGGGCATTACAGTAACCCGTTCCGGTAGGTTAGTCAGGCACTTAACTTAAAAGTTAAGTTTATGCAATAGCGGAATCAGACCAGGTAGATGACGGACTGAGTATATCAAAGTATTTCGCAAATACAATGATATCAACAGCATCAGAGAAGTGAGTAGCCTGACGCTGATCGAAGTTTTTATTTTTCTCACTGGACTTATCCTTTTCAAATCCATCCTTCCGGCCTTGCTTCAGTGGAGCTTTGAGCATAGAGATCCAGGTGAATTTGCAGTTGTTTCTATTCATTCTGAACTTAGGATATGTAGGATCTTCTTCACTCAGTATATTCTGAAACAGCAGATGCTTATCATGATAGTGCGGATTGGTCGTGACATTATTTACGATCGTGACCTTCCATCCAGACTCACGCAGCAGGCGTGAAAACTCCTGAGCATATGTCTCATTACTGTCTGCCCTGGCATTGTTGCCTGATGGGTCATAGTACATCGTCACAGCCTTATCTACACGCTTCTCATAGTATGAGGTAAACTTGACAATCAATGCATGCATCGTCTCCGTCGGAGAGGTATAGAATTCATTGATCACCTTGAATACATTATTGGGCATAGTCTGTGCTACCACCATCGTATTAATACTACCACCCCAATCTACTGAGATATCGAGCGGACGGCCCTGAGCGTGATCAGAGTCATCTTCGCAGCTCCGCTTTGCTATCTGCGCGAAGTCATACTGCAGATTATCGATCCGGCTATAGTTATCTGCATAGTAGCCATGTCTATCCTCATCCAGCAGCGGATAAAATCCGCCCTCGATCTTCGCTACATCTTCATTCATGATCGCCATCCTGAATTCGAGCGGAGACATGTTCCTTTTCATTTGCTCTATATATCGCACACCGATATTGGGAAGATTTTCAAGTGTAGAAGCCTCGAAGACAGATACACACTTCATCCTTAGAGCAGTGATAAGTTTTTGTGCTGTAGCGATAGATGCAGGATTACTTTTAGCTGCTATAGCATCATTGATGGCCAGCTGCATCTTGATGATCTTGTTTGTGCGGTCATTATTGGCTAATAGTCGCTTTTTTAATATCCAGTCTGATCCTTTAGTCGTGAAGTACTTGTCTGAAAACCCTACGATAGAGTGATGTTCCGGCAGATGCTCGAAGTAGCGATCATTGCCTCGATTAGTTTTGATAGTTTCATTAAATAGATCTTCCGGCAGCAGTTTCATCTCATCAGCAGTGATACCATCAGTCTCAGTACCGTTATTTGTCACCTTACGATCGAGGCTCGTCATTCTGATCGCTGCACCGGTGTACCAATGTATCATAAACTCACGTGCAGTCTTTTCAGGTGCTATGTATGGGTCCTTCCATCCATTTTTTTGAGGAATATCACTTTTGCCGATCACAAAATGCTTATCTCGCTTGTATCCCATTTCTTCCCAGGTGCGTACGAGAGGAGCGACGAGATCCGTCATGAGTTTTCTATAATTCGGCGCCAACATCATACGACTACAGCGAGGCATAGAATGCATATTGTCGCGCTCATATTTAGCAAGCACTTTTGTCTTACCAATACCACGGCCGGCGAAGAAATACATCTCCTTAGTATTAGCAAGAAGAAACTTGGCCTGTGTGGGACCTAGATAGATCTGGTTAACCTTTGTTTCGCTCATTCTTCAGCTCGTTTTGTGCCCTTTCTATCCACTCATCCAGATCTACAGTTTTGTCATCGTCGATCTTGAGCTGATTGCTCTGTATGAAATAATTGTTGGTGATCTTAAGCGCCATTTCTTCCGGAGACTCTGTGAATACATCCGGACGGTCCAGCCGATAGAGCTTGATCCATTGCTCTATGAGTTTTGGCACCGGCCGCATATCGTCATTATCATAGCAGTTCTTTATAGCCTTGCCGATCTGATTCTTGATCAGTATACGCTCAAAGCTACGATCTACTTTGTCCAGCTGGCCGTATATGGCTTTTGTGTCACGTACATATGTATAGAGCGTCCCATCCGTCAGCTCAGGATATACAGACTTGATGCGATTGCGGATCTTGTCTATGGTATCAAAGGGATATTCTATCAGCTGTGCAGCGATGAGCACATATGCATCAGCACGGCGCTGCAGATGCTCAGGGAGATCTATACTACCCGGAGGACTGCTGATGTATGCCGATATGGTATCAAGATCGGTCGATTGACTAAGTTGTCTCATTGTTTTCCAGTTTTATTATTTCAGCCTCTTTTTCTGCCATCTGAGCGAGTTTCTTTGTTTGCTTGCCTCTTAGCCGATGGAGCAGAGTTTCGTCCTTAGTGACCAGTATCTGTGCCTCCAGCGATGCCAGTTCCCTCTTATTGATGCTCACATACGTACGGAGATTGGTCAGACGCTTATGATCATTCGCTGACAGATCACCGGCCTTTGTGACTTTCTTAGGTTTGTGGGTTTTGGCGGGCATGATAGTCTGATGCTGTATAAAGTAGTCACGCCCCTCCCAGTGCTCAGCGCATTCCTTCTCCAGTGCTACTACCTTGTGAGCCAGCACACGGCGCTCAGCATCTGTACTGACAGCAGCCATACGTGCATGATACATACTCATCTCAGCGAAGAGGGGATACCATGCTGCATCTATCTGCTTGAGCTGTGGTGATACCTGCGGTGAGACAGGGACAGGAGTGGAGGTGACAGCTGGCTGCTTTGCCTTTAGGTCACGCAGTACGGCCTTGAGCTTATCGGGGTTAGGGTGATTGGTCAGGAGTATCACGACAGACTTATACCCCCCATACATCTCATATAGATGGACCCCTTTATGATAGTCCCGAGGATCGTTCAGCCAGTCGATGATATCTTTCATACAATTGTAAATCTCGGATAGTCTTATCGCATACTAAAGGACAGGGGAGTTACCTACGGTCGGGCTATCCGTGGTACATGGTACCTTACTACTATCCCTAACTCATACCAACAGACCCATGCCGGATGCCTATGCATGGTACAGTTGGTAACCAATACAGCAGGCCCATGCACACAAGGGGATACGCTCGCGAGAGAATAGCACAGAGACGCGGCTAGTCCCTTGTATGCATTCACCTACCCCTGATGGAACCGTATACATATAGGCAGGGAATACGGCTCATTTATAGGCAGGGGATTTTCATATTTCACTCAAAAACCTTGTTTTTATAATTGTAAGCTTTTCAGGCGCAAGCCTGATGTCCTTTATATTACCTCTTTTATCTTAGATAAAATCATAGCTATTAGCTATGATTTTTAACACTTTATACATTATTTTTCCAATCGAATACTTGCAAAGCATCAGTAATTTATGTACATTTACGTCAGTTAAGTAATTAACTATCAATCATTTGTAACATAAAAAGCGGAGAGCAACCGCGATAAAAACAGGCAAAAACACCATGGAAAAGAATTCCAACAAGAACGGCGTAGCGACTGCCAAAAATGGCGCAACAACCTCAGCTGATGCCAAAGCAGCGGGACAAATTTTAATAGTCAGACCAAGCCACGGGAAGACAGAACCGCCAAAGGTAGAACCCGCAAAGGTCGAAACTGAATCCAAGACCGAACCCCCAAAGGTCGAACCTCCCCAACCCGTAACACTCACATCACAGCGGGACAAAACCGAAAAGCTCAATCTTCTTTTTGAGCGTGAGGAAAAACTTTCATCTACAAAGAAGGAAATCGACCGCTTCAAAATTGCCACAGACGAAAGCACCAACTCACTAGAGCTGAGGGATGGCAAAGGCGCAAGCTTCCGCACATCTAATCCCATGCTGATCAAATCAGTGATAGACCTCGTAGTGCAGGAGCTGACCGTTAGACAGGCTCACATTGCTAATGAGATCATAGCCGTAGGCTAATCCACTCATACAGGGGTGTAACATCTTACACCCCTGTTTTATTAACACATTTAAATATATCATATGTCAAGTAATCCAAGAAGGGACGAGCTGAAAGCTCTGTCTCAAGGCTTAGCCGTGCTCAAAAAGCAGGGAGCCATCGAAACGATCAATGAAGCGTTAGTGCAGATGTACAGCGACAACGGATTTAAGGAATTGAAATCATTGTACCAATGGAATCAGCTAGGACGCTTAATAAAGCAGGGTGAGAAAGCTCTGTTATTGTGGGGTAGACCGAGAGGTAAGAAGCGCGAACCCGTAGCAGCTGGCAGCAGCAGCCAGGACCAGGAGGATGAATACAGCTTCTTTCCCCTTGCCTATGTATTTGATATCACTCAAACACGTGAAAAATGATAGAGCTGATAATAGAACCCGCACAATTTCTTATTGATGCATTGCGGAGTAAGACGGCATCTCAGCTCATTGATATCATTGATGAGTCGGCAGGGTGCGAAAGCATTGCCACAGTATCAATACACCTGACAGCAATGGGTATTTTAATGCAGAAGTATCCGAATGATTTTGAAATTTTGATAACCCCGAGCCATAGACACAACTGATATAAATTACAATACATGCATTGTAATGCACATATTATTTGTTGGTAATTACGTTCTTAGCTCCATAACCATTTGTAACCAATGAGTCCTATAAACAACAAATCGACATCAATATTTTATAAACTATTAATCAGAGCCAATCAGACAGAAGAGAAAAGCCTAAAGCTAGACAGCGAACGCGGATACATGCCATTGTATTTGGAGCGTATAGGCATCCTAAGCATAGGGGAAATCTGGAGCATGGCACACTATGGAAAACAGAACGGAGACGCAATGCGGGACCCTGATGTTACATTCCTTGTGTATCCTGATGGCAGGCTATTCCCTTGTTCATTTCGGAATGATTATCTAGGTATCGACTATGAAGCCGTCATTTTTGAAAAGGGAATACCTGTGAAATACAGAAAACGCCAATACGATGATTTACGCAGCTTCTGCCATGACTGGCTAAATAACATCAAGCACCAACAGCTCTAACAACAGCGGGCACCTATTGAAGCCACAGCCACATTGCAGCGATGCAGTGGGGCTTTTTGCCCGTGCAAACTTTTTGTCATGCTCACAGAAAAGTTTGATCAAAAAAGAGCTCCGGGATTTAATCCGTCTCTATATCAGCCTTCCCCATCATATCCGCCATCATCTTCTGAGATGGCCCCGACCCTCTGAAGGCTAACTCTGCTACACTCTCGCGCAACTTGATCACGCTGCCCAGGTATCCCTTACAATAAGCTTTAAATGCTGCGCTGTCTCGATCCTGCATCACCTTCCTAAATGCCATCAGCTCCTTCTCCAATATAATAGCACAGTCCGCTATTTTCATTCCTACGCTGCCGAGCTTTTCAAGCATGGCCAGCTCCTCACTTGTTAGATTCATTGATTTTTCTTTTTATGTATTCTATTCTGTAGTCAGCTATAGTTTTATCGCAGGTGATCACTCCGGCATCACAGCGCGTATTAGCGGTGAGATTAGCACTACCTGTCAGTACCACACCCCATTTCTCATTACGGATCACTATGAGCTTCGCATGTGTCCGTATCATACCGAGGCTATCCGTATTTACTTTCAGTATCTGCAGCGCATCTGCATGCTGCACTCCAGACCGGTAGTCCAGAAGAGCATGAACCTGCCTTATGGATTGCTGTTTTTTCATGGTCCCGATTAGTCCTGCCTGATATTCCTTGATGGCATACATGCAGATATATACATCAGCAGGACCAGTCTGCCGGATACAGTATACCAGCAGATCATGTAGATTCCATCTACCCTCAGTCATGTAGTGTATTGATTCACCATCTCGCAGATCTCCGAGCTGTACAGCCATCTCCAGCCGCACATCTTCGTTGATATATCGTGAGCACCTATCCTCATGGCTGAGGGCTTTATACGCCTCCTTTTCCCGCTGCAAATTGTCTAAGCTCAGTAGCATCTTACTTATAATTTAGGTCAAATAATTTCATCTCTCTGTCGATCCGGTCATCTATCATGCCCACATACTTCATTGTCGTTTCTATCTTCGAGTGGCAGAGGATGCGCTGGAGCACTTCGACAGATCCGCCCATCCTGATGAACGTAGTCGCAAAGGTATGTCGGGCCATATGAAAGTGCAGTTTAGGATTGATCGTAACCTGAGTAGCGATTTTCTTTAGGTCATCATTGATGTTTTGATCACTTTTCATTTTACCTCCGCCATCCATATAGTGCAGCACATCGAGGATGATACGCCGTGCTACATTCGACATCTCAAGTCGCACTATCTTCTCATGCTTCTTTGTCTTGTTAGGAGTATAGATCAGTTTGCCCTGAGCGATCATTTTATACCCAAACTTCTTTACATCCATCAGCCTCATACCGGTGAAGGAACTCAACAGGAAATACATCGCTGAGATATGCAGATGCTCAGGGAACTCTCTTTTATCATATACCTCCAGCAGTGCCGTCAGCTCCTCAGGCTTCAGAGATTCGCGCGTATCCACTTCCGGAGGGATGTGGTATGCATTGAAAGGATCCTCCATTGCGATCTTCGCATTCTCCATAGCCCGGAGGATATATGTATGCAGTACCTTCAGAGAGGTCCGGCGCGTATTCACACCATTACCTATCTTGATCAGATATGCTTCGTACGACTCTATCGTACTACGACTGATATCTGAGATAGAGGTAGTATGGCGAAACCGCTTAAACTTCATTGCCTGAGATCTGTGCGTCTTGTGTGTATCCGGACTGAGCTGCCCATCCTGATACCGTAGCTCGACCTGGTTGATGAAGTAGTCCGTGAAATTATTGCCAAACATCAGATAGAACTTCTCTCTGAAGATCTTCTTTGTCAGAGTGACCCCTGATTTATTGGCATCCCTCAGGATCTCTTTTGCCTTACTTCTGGCCAGATCTATTATCTCATTATTCAGATCGGCATCAGGGTGCCGGTAGGTGCATTCCTCCTTATTCTGATTCCAGTACGCAGGTTGGATATGAATGCTGAGAGGAATATAATCCCGCTCCTTATTCACAAACACCTGCAGATACACCGGCATCTCACCCCGCTTATTGATGGCATCCTTCCTGGGCACGATAGTATACGTCACAGAGTTCATAGTAGTGTGACGTTTCGTGAAGAAATAGCCCTGAATGGCGGTACTGTGTGACGTGGTTTGCATAAATAAAAAAGTCCAACCCGGTTGATAATCAACCGAATTGGACTGCTTGCTTGTTTTTTCTGTGTTCCCGTCGGGATTCGAACCCGAGACCCATACATTAAAAGTGTATTGCTCTACCAGCTGAGCTACGGAAACGTCCAT